CACAATTGTTAATGAGTTATACGCCTTGTCTGATCCTAACTTCAGGCGTTCAGGAGCGTACTCTAGAAATAGAAATTACATTGCGGGTTTAGGAGATGCAGACTTTACTGATTACTCTAGGCGCATGAATATGCTTGCTAAATCAGAGCAGGAGGAACTTGACACCCTGTTTATGGGTAGGATGGCTGACGCTAATTTAAATAATGTTGAAGATTTTGATTCTTGGGTAGCAAGCCAAGGTTCTTATGTTGCGGGGAAAAGAAATAAGTTCTTTGAGATGTGGGACAAGCGCATGGATACTATGCGTGAACAAGAAAAGTACGGCATGGAATTGGAGGATAGAGAGCAGGCACAGTTAGAAAAGGGCGCTAAGAAAAAAGAAGAAGAGCGTTATGACATTCTTGTCCGAGAAGCATCCAGAAAGTTAAGAGGAGTGCAGGACGGAGAAGGATTTACTGACAATGATGGCGCTCAAGTTATGCCGATACCTCCGGGCCTAACCTTTGCCGCGCAACAGGAAATTTTGAATCGGGGAATGAAGCAAGCAGAAATGATGGGGCTTGACCCGGATGAGTTTGCTAAAAGATTTAATAACCTTATAGTTAAAGCGCCAACAACTAAACAGGTTCTTGATACGCAGACAGGCAAGATGGTGTTTAGGTCTGACAGGGAGATTGCCAATGAGCCTGATAGATATACCCCTCTCCAGACTGACAGAGGTAAACTATCCACCTCTGCTGAACTTGCCGCCATTATGGCATTAAGCGAATTACCAAACGTAAGTCAGGCTAATGGCATGAAGGCTTTGCAACTCATGGAAGAACTTGGGCCGCTTGGCGCGATGCAACAGAACCCCGCTTTGGCTCCGATCATACAGCAGATCGCCATAAAGATGAAACAGAATCAAGATTGGTTTATGCAGATGTTTGGACAGTCAATGCAATCAGGAAACAGCGAAATAAATTTTGAGTAACATGGAAGAAATCGAAGTTACATTTGAAGGGCGGAAGAGAACTGTAAAGGTTCCTGATAACTTTGACAAGACGAATCCTAATCACCAAGAGCAACTGAAGCAACACTTTTGGAAACAGGATTCTAAAAATAAATCAGGGCCGCTTGCTGAATTTCTTGACGTAGCGCTTGAAGGTGTTAGGGCGGGAACATTAGACCCTGCCGGTAGTGCATTTAATATTGCCGAAGAAGAAAGGATAGCAGGGCAGAGAGCGATGAAGGATGCCATGTCTAAATTCAAGGCAGGGCAAATGTCATCTGCCGCCTTTAATGCGCTAACAGGTTCTATGAGATGGCTGTTTTCTCCTGCTACTGGATTTGGTAGAGCCTTTGCCGGTGATCCGGTAGAGGCAGGAACAGGTATGGCCCTTGAAGCCGCAGGAGTTGATCCTGAGATTGGTGTTCGCGATATCCCCGTAGTAGGCGAGAGCCTTGCTGATTGGGGTGGCGACTACCAGTTAAAACAATTCCTTGGTGACACTTCCGCTTTAGGCACAGAGATGGTACAGCCGGGGAGCGTTGTTAAACAACTCAGAGATGTGCCTGAACATATACGAAATTATAAAACCGCCAAAGAAGATGCGGCGGCTAGGGAAACCTATGATGGTTTTGTTGATAATGTAGTAGAAGAAGGCGGAGAAGCCGCAGAAGTTTTACCAGATGCAGATGGGGCTTTCGTACCTCGCGCATCCGTACCCCTTACTAGAGATGTTGTTACAAATCCAACATTCTTGCAGAGAGTTAATGCTATTAGGGATGCGGCGGGTAGTGACAAACAGCGTCTTTATAAAGACGTTGGTGATGTAATGTACGAGGCTATCAGGTCAGGAGAAGTTCCCCTGTCCAGTATCTCAAGGCTCACCAAAGATTTAAATATGGAGCCTGATGAGTTTGTCAAGGCATGGACAACCTCTATTAGAGAGGCCGGTCAAAGTCTTAACGTATTATCGCAAGCCGCTAAACAGATGTCGCGTGACCCTTCTCTACCAGATGGGATGAGAAGGCAGTTGGATGAACTGGCACAACAGATAGCCAAAGATAAATCCATTACTATGCCAGAGAAGTTTTTTAATGTTTTGCGTAGCGTGGAAAACTTCCGCAGAGGTATGATGGTATCGCAGTTAAAAACTGCTGTGCGTAACGCTGGCTCTGCTGTGGGCAGAATTACTATGGCATCGTTTGATGATGCGGCACAGTCTATTCTTGGCGGCGGAAGCATGAAGGATATGTGGAATTCTATTCGCTCAGATATGAGCGCATTGCCGGGGATCAGAAATAAAGAACTGCTTGACCAAGTGCTTGAGGGAAACCCCCTTACCAAAGACCAACTGCTTTATACCTCAGTTAACGAGGCAACCTTATTAAATAAAGTTAGCCGCGCTGTTAATACCATGAACGTGTTTCAGGAAAGAGCGTTCAGGAAGTATGCGTTCCAAGCGAAGTTGGAAAAGTTGGCTAGGGATTCTGGTGTTAAACTTGAGAATATGAATCCCGAAAGGATACCTAATGAGTGGTTGGAAACAGCAACCAAACACGCATTGGATATGACGTTTGCATCCTCTGGTGGCAAGATGGCTAGGAAAGCGGTAAAGATGTATGATGATTTCCCCATCCTGTATACCATCTCTAATCCATTCCCGCGATTTGTATTTGGAAACTCTATTCCGTTCCTGATAGAACATTCCCCTTACGGATTGATGAAAGCCTTATCCCCCAATGTCGTTAATGACTTAGCCAAAGGAAATTCTAAAGAGTTTGCCAAGGCGGCATCAAGGGGCTTAATGGGAAGCACTATGCTTGCATGGGCAATGGACTTGCGTGACAAAGCGGGTGGTGAGAAGTGGTATGAACTTGCTGTAGAGAATGAGGATGGAACTACCACCAACATAGACACCAGACCTTATGCCCCAATGTCTTTATATTTGTTTATGGCGCAAGTGATTGATGATGCAAAAAATCCAGACAGGCCATCGACCTTAACTCCCGGCGACTTCACTGATGTTGCTCTTGGGTTAAACAGGGTTGGTGGAACTGGTCTTATACTCAGCGACATTCTCAGATCAGGTGATGTTAAGAGTGTCGGAGATATCATGGCTAAGTTTGGGGGAGATTGGTTAGGTTCATTTACAACTCCAGTTGCACAGGCTAAAGACGTTGCTCAAGCAATCAGTGGCGATACTGTAGTGCGTGATACTCGCGGAGATACAGTCGCAGAGAAACTTTTAAATCCCACCCTTAGAAATATTCCTTCTATACCGTCTTTGGGTTTGGAAGGAGAAGCAATGCTCCCACCAAGACGCTCCCCGCTAAGACCGGGAGTTATAGAGCAACAGCCTATTGGCCCATTACCCGGAGGCATAGCCTCTCAGGTTACTGGTGCTAACCTACAGACAAAGACTCCGGTGCAGAGGGAAGTGGACAGGTTGGCTATCAATTATTCTATCTGGAATCCGCGAACTGGTAACAAAGAAATGGACAGGAGGCAGACCGCCATCATGGGTGAGTACGCCCCCCAGATTGAAAGTTTCATCATGTCTGATATGTATCAGAATATGGATGATGCAAGGAAGAAGGTTGCGCTTGAGGAAGTATTAAAGAGATTTAAATCTATGGCCCTTGATAGACTTAAAGGCGCTATGGCTCAAGATGATCCAGAACTTTTGAGGCAGTACATGATAGAACAAAAAACCACAAAGAGCCAAGAAGGATTGCTACAACAGATGGGCGTTATACCATGAAGAAACTATTACTCGCATTAGCCTTTGCTGTATCTCCTGTTTCAGCAGATACCTCATCTCCGCCGCCTGATATGTTTCATCAGACGGTTCCTTTCTCTTTATATTGTGTAAATAGTTTTGAAAGAATGGTTGAGATTATGCACGATGACTTTAGAGAAGTTCCTCTTCTAATGTCACACATGAGCGAGATCAGCACTATAGTTGTTTTTATTAACAAAGATAAAACAACATCTACTTATGTTGGTGCTAAAGTAGATAAACAAGGCAAAGAAGAAGTGTGTATATTGTGGAGCGGAAAGTCAGAAAAAGGCTTATCGTTTTCGTTAAATCCAAATCCAGTATTTCCAGAGCCTTTAAAGAATGAAGGAACTGAACTGTAATGGAGCCGTCTATCATGGTGGATGCTCTAATGGGCATCATATTATTCCTTGGCGGATGGTTAGTTAAGAGAATATTTTCACAGATAGACAGGTTACACGCTAGAGTTACAGACCTTGCAACTCAGACTGTTAGCCGTGCAGAACTAGATACTCATATAGATAGAATCCTTGATAGGATAGATACGCTTGAACAAAGGTTGTTAAATAAATGAACATTGATGCAAAGTTTTTTGGAATAATTATTTTTGTTATTGCACAGACAGGCGGCGCTATTTGGTGGGCAAGCAGTCTTTCTTCAGAAGTAAACAGGCTTTCTGCATTAGTTGACAAATCAGATCAAATGGTGTCCGGTCTTGACTTGCTTAATTTTAAAGTAGAAGAAGTTTGGAAGGCTATTGACAAACTTGAAAAAGTAGACACGGATATTATGATTCAGCATGAGGCAATATTTGAGGCTCTTGCTGAAGACAGTTCTAGAAACAATCCTTATGAGTGACTTAGAGGTATCCGATAAAACTAGCGTAGGGTTACCGCTAAGAAATCTTATAGGCCTTGCTAGTGCTGTGGCTATAGGTACATGGGCTTGGTTTGGTCTACAGGAAAGACTTAATGTCCTTGAGACTAACCAGATTTTAATGCAGAAGTCAGTAGAACAGAACGAAAATTTTCGTATAAAGTGGCCTCGGGGGGAGTTAGGGGCGCTACCAGCGGATGCTGAACAGTTCATGTTGCTTGAGCATCTGGCTTCTGAGTTTGACAAGTTACAAGGTATTATAGAAACAGGTAAGGCTCCATACGATCAGCAACAGGCTCTTACATTAGACTTTTTTAAGCAACGTATCGAGAACCTTGAACGTCATGTTGAAGTGTTAAAGGATAAGACTTCTGAAATGAAAGCAAACAATGGAGTACATTAATGCAACTAAGTATGATTGTTCTTGTGCTTTATTTGAACAGTTCTGTCATTGAGTTCATGGGCCACCACGAAACAGGTAGCGGATGGGAGCGCATGGGAATGGCGGGATGTTTGCAGATGAAGCGAACATTAAAAAGAAATGGTTGGAAGGACAACCTTGACGGCACTACTAGGTACGCTTGTGAAAAGCGTAAAGTAGAACTTAGAACTAACTGGGAAGGAAACGAGGTAGTAGCATCAATAAAATGAAACACTTAAAGGAACAGAATGAAACGTATATGCAACACTTACGAAAAGCAATGTACTTTGCTGGCTGTCTGTTGGTTGGGAGCCTGTGCGCTGTCGCTCACGCTCTTGTTCCATGCGTTTTAACTAAGACAACTACTAATTTAATTAACCACATTCAATCCAGATTGGGAGGATAATGAACGACATTGGTAATAACTCAGAAAGCACAGAATCAACTAAACCACTTGCTAGAGGATGGAGAGGTTTTAGAGATAGGTTTAAGAGGTGGTGGATGCAATGGCCTTATTGTGACTTTAGAGAAAGCGATCTCGACAGGTATCACCGAACTGAGAATTGGCGACAATACCAGATTCGCAGATCAGATGTCGCAGACATACTTACAAGGCGGTAGCCTTGATTACGAGGATACAGGATTTTCTAAAACGTTTGTGGTCAACCCAAGTGAAGGTACAGCAAGATGCGGATGTGGTAATAGCATCGCTCTTCCAAAAGTGTAACAACTTTAAAGTTTTTAGGAGATAAGGATGAAAGAGAAATGGAAAGCATTACCAAAGAAAACAAAGATGTGGATCATGGTTGGCGTAGCCGTATTTATCGTAGCCTCTGCTATCTGGGGTTAGCCCTAGGAGTTATTGGATGCACGACAATAAAGAAAGCCGGAGTTACAGCGACAGCGGCGGCGGCAGGTGCGACTGCGGGGACTGTATTGAGTGGGGGTGCGATTGCGCCGATAGCGGGAGCCATGACAAGTGCCTTTGTGGCAGATGTGGTGACAGAAGTGACGGATACGTCCCCTACTACTATGGGGGGTAGTTGCGCTCCTGATAACTTCTGGAGTTTACTCGGCTCTATGACAGAGATGGGAGGATGGTTACTTATTTTGGTGGTTGTAATTCCCATGGTGTTGGGATGGTTTTTACCCGGGCCTGTAAAAATGAAGGGGAGGGACAAGCATCCTAACCAGTTTATAAGGTGAGCGACTTTGCCAAGGATTGCATACGATCAATCGCCGGGGTAATATTATATATAATTTTTGTAGCAACAATATTTATTTTAACTTATGTCTAACAAACCTTTAGTTATAGTAGAGTGGCGTGACATCATAGCAACATCAGGGTGGGAGCAGGAGATTTCTTGCCCCACCCTTTTTACTGTTGGGTGGCTCGTTAGTCAGGACGATGATACAATCGTGATCGCAAACACTAAAGACCCTGATGATTTTACTGGAGAATCTAAGTCTGATCCTCCGGTGTATTATGGGCTTCATGCTTTTCCTTCTGGCGCTGTTGTTCGCGTTCATCCATTCGATCCCGCGCATACTTATACAGAGAAATCCCCTCCTTCCTCTCAAATATCTGCGCCCAATTAAGAACCTCACCACGCACATTTAAGGTCTTGTGTTGGTTTAGCCAACAGTACCTAGCAAAGTGTAGCCTCCTCTGGTAAGCCCATTCTTCTTCTTGCTCCTTAAATGTTTTTGTCAAGTTGGTCTATTCTCATGTTGTACATATCAACCAAAGTTATAAATCCATTTGAGTTATCTTTATCCCCCTTGGACATTGGTTTAGCCTTGCGCCAATACTTGTCTGCATCCATGTACCCACATAACCAAATGTTTTTTAAGCCGTAGTAAGAGCCTTTGCGCTTCCTGTCAAACTCCATACTTATGAAAGCATACACATCAGGATGCTGATGCTTGCTAGTCTTTGCTACGGATACCTCGTATAACGCTCTGGGAGCAACTGTGCGGCGTTTAGTTTTAACCTCTATACGCTTACCCTTGTGGATAATATCGTACTCTCTGTGGTCTTGTACGCCTGCTGACAAATGATTGGCTAGGGCAATCTCACCTAATCTTCCGGCAAGATTACCCGCGCCTTTTGTGATGGAATTCTTAATTCCGCCAAGATCATTTGCCCACTGCAATGCTTGGTCTATCATTTTCTGATTGAACTTTATTGATTGCATCTGTAATGATTCCTATGTTCCAACATTTAAATAGTTCCGTACCGCAATCCTCAAACCCAAGGTTACGCATATTGAATTCACTAAGCAATGCGTGTACTTCTTTCTCCGCTTTAAGCGCATCCTCAAACCAATACTTTTCCTCAAGTTTAAAACATCCCCATCTCCTAGCCTCTGACAGTCTGCTCTGTATGCCATCAGGATAGGTCTTGCCAATCTTAAACAACCAAGGGGTTTCGGTATTCCTGATAACGTAGACCCAACCTTGTGGCACTACCTCGCCTTCAACGTGTACGGTTTCTCGTTTTGTCATTGGCTTTGATGGCCCATACTCAGACTTAAATCTTGGGGTAATGTCTACCACCTTGTCGTTGATCTTCCACTCAACATTATTAGCCTTTGCTCTAATCTTGGCCCTATCTTCTTTTGATAGATTGTAGTATTCTTTTTGACCACCGGCTAATTCGTACCATATTTTTCTTTTGGGATTGTTTCGACTGTGTTGTTCGTGATTGTGTACTTGTTTACATCTCAGACACTGGGCTTGAAGCCCATCGCTTTGATTAGAGTGCTTGCCAAACTCGCTGACAGGAACCATGTGGTCAGGATAATCCTCACCACAAGCCCAATACCCTTTATGGCCACTACATCTTTTTACGTTCATCTATCCACTCCATAATACATTCGTCTAGTTCCTCTTTAGTTTTAAAGTGCCTGTTATCTACATGAAGGTAGGTTAGTTTGTTATCACTCGCAAGAAAACTCCAACCCTCATTGTTCCTGCTCCTCTCTACCCTGATATCATTTATCCTGCCTAAGTTAAACGCTGATCCTTTGCCCCACTCAATGGACATCTGGGCCTCTCAGTTCTGAAGAAAACCCCACAACATTCCCGCCTGTATCCTGCCTCAACATTCGTTTGAATGATCTCCACATAAACTCATGCGCCTGATACTCAGATTGGTTAGCGCACCCCTCAAGCAACTGCTCCATCTCATCTTTGTCAAACAATTCATGTTCCATCCCATCCGTCATTAACTCTAGTGCCGAATCGAAATGGAACACGATCATTGCCGGTATACTCATCTTAGTTCTTTCATCCTTTTGTGCAATGTAAGCGCCGCTAGAAAGGCTTGAAAGTTTTCTTCTATTGCTGTTGATCTGACTGCCTCAAATCTTCCTGTTGCTTTGTCACATCTGAGAATGTAGGTAGCATCCACTGGAATTCCATGAATGTCCTCCACCGCTTTCGCATACGCCGCAACCTGTAGATGATACTCAGGATAAACCGCCTTACTTGTTTTCCAATCAATAACACAATATTCTCCATTAATTATTGCTCTTGCATCCACAGTTCCCGCATATCTGTATTTCCTGTGGAATAGTTTTTCTTCTGAGGATTTCCACTCAACTACATTCTGGCCCACCCAATCCTTGAAAGCGCCTATAGAGTTTATAGCCTCTTCCTGCTTGGGCATTTGGGGTATTTCACCATCCCCAAGTTTCCAGTTAATCGCCCCCTCTACCCATTCATGGGTAATGTTACCTATGTTTAGCGCATCATGTGATTTGCTACGATAGGCAGACTTCATCCCTTTGATAAGGGGATCAAGGGCCATGCGCGATTTGTAAACCTTAGTTTTTTTAGATGAAGAGTCCTCGTCAAAGAAGAAGTTTTTCTCCAACCAGTTAGCCCCGACCTTTAAAGCCCAAGGTACAAGAGCGGGTTTTGAGATAATGTCCAGAACCTTAGTGGCGCTTGGGATTATCTCATCCCCCACCTTGTATGAGTGGAGTTTACTGTCGAATAACATCTCGACAGCATCCCCATCATGGTAGTTAATTTTCAAAACGGAACTTCAGAGGATACGCTGTTAGACGCACTTGAACCCGCACCATTATACGGCTCTTCAATACGGCCAGAATATCTCAGTTTACCTGAGTTCTTCTCCCACACTGATACACGCTTCTTCTCACCATCTATCCAAGCGTAGCCGGTTAAGTCAGGGCGATTCTCATTCCCTTCCTTGTCATTTTCAAACAGCGAAAGATCGCCGTCCTTTGGTACATAGTCGCTCATATATATCTCCTATAAGATTTTGTGTTCCAATCGCCTGTTTGCTTGCTCAGTTCGCCAGACTTCAATATGAAGTTCTGCCACCTTGAGTTCCCAACGTAGACGCTCTTCGTTTTCTATGGCTACCGCGATACCCTCTATTGTTTTGGTAACTTCCGGTTGCATAGACACCCAGTTCTCCTTGTCTGCTACAGTTTTGCCTACGGCTCTACTGTACAACACGGAGCGTTGAGTCTTTTTGTACTCCGTCAACTGGTACGTTTCGGCCTTGGCCTTTGCGTACTTCGGAGCAGTCTGTTCTATCTGATTGAGGTATCCCTCAACTTCGCCTTCAATATTCATATCTCTATTATACCTGAATTAAATGCAATGTCAAGCGTTCTTAAAATATATTCGTACTGCCAGTTCATAAATGCCGCATCTCCTGAATGCATTTTACTATGACATTTAAAACAAAGCGGCATAGTTAGCCAGTCGCCAGCCTTTTGGCCCATGCCTCCTGAAAGGTAAGCCCCCCTTCCCTTAAGGTGGTGAGCCACCACCGTACCATCCCTTATTTCACAAGCGGCGCATGGCAGTGTGGCTACCCACTCAAGGTAAGGCTTGCTCTTTATTCGCTTACGTTTTTGAAGACTCATTGATCTCTTCTATTAATATGTTTGCGTACTCTATGATCTTGCACAAGTCGGACATTGGTTCGCCCTTCTTGTCCCATCTACTAGCGTACTTTACTATATTACCTGAGCAGAAGTCAAGTTTATTGGCAATAATATATTCAATAGGCTCTATCTTCATCTTGTAGTGTGAGGGTTTCATTAATCTCTAAACCCCACTTCATCATCAAAGTCAATACCATAACGACCCCCTAACTCTGGATCAATTCCGTAGTTGCTTATCTCCCAGTCATCGTCATCATCATAGTATCTTTTAGGATTCACTTCCCGCATCATTTCCATTGCTCCCTTCTTTGTTTTAAATTTGGAAAATGAATTATCAGGCCAATACATACCCCAACAAATCTTATTACCATCCTTATCAAATACTGGCGCTACTGTATAAGACTCTAATGCGCCACCCATGTGGTAGAATCCGTTATATTTGTCACGCTCTTCTATTTTTAGGTTATGTTTTTTAAGTAAATTACCATACTCAGTAGCATATCCTGATTCATCATAATGAAAGTGTTGAATAGAATTGCTCTTATCAAACTTCTTACTTTCCAAAATTTCTATGTCCTTTATCATATTCCACATACTCCTGATAAACATTGCTCTTCGCTGTTATCCTCATAGACCACGCCACGCTTGCTGTGCGCCTCTTCATAAGGCACTGACGTTATAGGCTGACCACCCCTAGCCCCATCAGGATACACTGTCAAACCCCTTAAACCGGGGGCGTAGTTAGCGATGATCTTCTGAAAGTCCACCACAGTATCCTCATTGTTTGATTCCGTTCCCCAAGCAGGAAGGTTCAACGTGGAACTAATAGCATGGTCAACGTGCTTCTGTAGTTCGTATTGAAACTTCACCCTGCGTTCAGGATCAAAGGCTAGGTCTACAGCAGACTCAATGTTCTCTGGTTTTATTCCTGAGTCAATGAGTTCTTGGGCCGTACCGTCAACGACAAATTGATGTTTCCATCTGACTCCATCTGCAAGATAGCGTCTGCGGTATGCCACGGCGTAGATTGGCTCCACTCCAGAGGTTGTTCCCGCGAGAATGCTAATTGTCCCTGTCGGAGCGATTGCTCGGTAGCCTTTAGGACGGTTGAGAAAAAGTCTGTCGCAATGAGAGTCAGCGGATCGTTTGCTTTCTCGTTCATAAGTTTTCATCCATTGTTTAAGTTCATCTACCATCTCGTACTTATGCCCACGTTTGAGTAACCATTCGTGCATACCCATAAGCCCAAGCCCTATACGACTGTTCTTCTGTCTTACCTCTTCCACTTTCTCGTAAGGTAGTTGCGCCCTGATAAGCCCACATACCAAGAACTTACTCGCAAGCCCAACCACTTCACGGAATTCCTCAATAGAATCAATGTTTGCAAGGTTAACAGAGCCAAGATTACAGACATCACTGTCATCTTCACTCGTAATTTCAGTGCAAGCATTTCTAAGCGTTTCATTTTCTTTTTCTCCAAAGTTAAAACTAAATCCCGGTTCACCTGTCATCATAGCCTGACGCACATTCTTAACAAAGATGGGATCAGAACCCCGCGCCTCAGTGTTAAGCCACGCATCATCATAGTTCAGACTGACGTTCATCATATCCAATGGGGCGGGGAAGTTAAAGTCTGCCTGTTTAAGAGCAGACAAGGTGGTATCCCCGGCTTTCATATCATGCCAGTTCTTAGCCGATAAAAGATTGGACGCATCCTCATGTTGCCAGTTCATACAGCCATACAGGGCAGACCTCCGACTGCCACCCTGCATGACATTCCTGCCGACCTCGTTCAAGGTGTGCAGAAGGGGGATGGGGCCGGAGGCAACCCCACCTGTGCGCCTGAGTTGTCTGCCTGACGGCCTTGCGATGGAAACATCTACTCCAATGCCCCCACCCGTCATTAAGCATGACATCGCTCTCTGCGTCACACTAGCCCACTCTTCTCTGGTATCCTCTTCCAACTTCAACAAGTAACAGTTATTGTAGAACCGCGCCTCTCTACCTGCGTACCACAGGTATCGTCCACCGGGCATAAACTTAAAGTCAGATATGTACTGCACCAATTGATCTTGGTCAGACTTGGACATCAAGTTATTCTTCTTACCATCGTATGTCCCGCATACATTATTGACTACTGTGTGTGCTTTGTCCTCCCAAGTTTCATAAGGGTTGCTTGCGTACTTCTGCTTAAAAATAGTTTCGCCTAGTTCAGTTCTAAATTTCATTGTATCTATATTCTCCACATACGTTGTTTTCCCAATCCCAAGACGGCCCAACCTTCGGCATCGCGGCGTTCTCTTTTTCTCTTTCGTAATGCCAAGCCTTGTTTGAGAACTCTCTGAAGGTGGAGTAGAATACATCCCCATCACATTCAGCAAACTCCTGAGAAAACTTCACCGCCTGTTCAGCCAAGTCACGCCTTGCTTGATCCAACTGCAACTGATCGTACTGCTTCTCCTTCTTGTTCTTAGAGCGAATCTTCATAGTCTTTTCTCCATTTTTCTATGTCTTTGTTGTGACGTTGTGACATCAGTTTATCATAGCCCTCCGGCGTAGCCCACTCTGCGGGTTGCCTGTTTGAATCAAAGGCTGAAGGGTAGTAGAGATAGCGTCCAATTCCCCAAAGGACTCCGGCTCTCTTCAAGGCATCGCTAATGCCCCCTTTGTCGCCTTCAATGTCAGTATCACCCGCGCCGTCAGACTTAGTAACCCACTGACCGTCAATCCTGCAAGCCAACTTACAGATCATACGGCCACCTACACTTTCGTAATGCGCTTGCCAACCGCCAACACCAAACACCTCATCCAGTCGGTTCATTACATCCCGCGCATCAATGTACACCAAGTCTTTACCACCCTTGTAACCTTTGCGCCACTTGTGATTGGCAAAGGGTTTCTTCAACGCTATCTCTACATATTTCATATTATTCCTCGTTTTTAACTAAAGTTTCGTGATATCCACCATCGTCATCATACCACCCATGATACACATTGTCAACAACTTTCTGGCGGTGAATGATAAATGGTTCATCTTTGGTTCCCTTACCCTCGACCCGCTCTCCACTGAAGGTGCGGTATTTCATTGGGGAAAAGAACTCTTCCATAAATCCCCGGTCAAAGGGGTGTACTGTCATCTTCATTTAAAACTCCTATAAAGTGTTCAGCATCTACGACTGCCAAAGGTTTTTGCCTATTGCGTTTAATGATTAGCAAGGGTTCGTAGCCCCCTGCGTTTGCTTCTGCCTGTTTCCAAGCCTCCCACAAATTTAATTTCTCCACGTTCTTGCACTCAATACTGTAGGGGAAGATTGCTCTGGCCTTGGGGGAGAGCATAACATCCTCACCCCCGGCTCCCATACTGCGTGAGTGTACATCATCTGACTCTAGATCAAAGGTGCTAATTAACAGACATCTGACCCATTGCTGAAGCCTTCTGCCCTTGGACTTTGCGGATGATGTTTTCATTTATTCCCTCAGTTAGTGCTACCCTATCCAACTCACCCATCACACCACCCTTGGGTGGGGTCTTGAGTATGGCCTTGGGCAGTTGCCCATCATGGTAATAGTTCATTGAGGCTAAGTCAAGTTTCAAATCCAAATCCATCTCAGCCCCGTCAAAATGCCTTGCTTTACAAAGACTTAGGTATGCGTCAATCTCCGGGTCATCAAACACCCTTCCCAGAATGATTACGTTGTCTGCCCTGTTTGTTATGTCAGCAGACCCCGCGACACTCCATTTGTCTAGCCTGTCCTTGACAGACTGACCCTTCCTCGCATGGGCCACCAGTATGATATGCACCCCCAACTGTCGAGCAATGTTAGCCAAGCCCTGCACCACCATCTTCTGACCATTCCAATCGTCGCTATTCATGCTCATGGTCATCAGGGAGTCCACTAGGATAATGTCAATCCCAAGTTTGTCATAGGCGTACCTGATAACAGACATCAGGGTGCGCGGGGTGACGGTTCCATGTTGGTCATAGAACCATAGTTTGTCATTGCTCCACTTGGTAAACTGCAACCCCGCCTCCATGTCTGGTTTGTTTTGCAGTGATGCCTGTCGCCACATTCTAGCCAACTGCGCCTTGGGTGACATCTCAAGCGATACTGATAGGCACTTATGCCCCTGCTCCATAGCAGACAGCAGACACTGAGAGGCGAATAAAGATTTCCCCGCGCCATTTATCCCCGCGAGGATTGTCATCTCTTCTCCGCGCAGTCTGAACTTGTCATCAAACTGATTGAATGGGAGTTTAACCCCCTGCAATTGCTCTTCATTGAAGAAGAAGTCAAAGACTTCACTGGTAAAGTCATTAGACGGCCTGACCTTACGCTCTACTGATCCAACACTATCATACCGCTTTAATTCTTTTTCTGTGATTTCCATATTCTTCTGCCGTATATCCAGTTGCCACCGTGTCGGTAGTATTGATCGAATGATTTAAGGTGGGTGTTGTAAAACTTGCTCCAATCCATCCCCTTAATCCTGACTTTGTTTGAAGTTTCAACCCTTAATGGGTTATTATGGTCATTGTCTAGGAATTTTTGAGGTATTCTACCAGACATATTCTGGACACGCAAGTATATTTTCCACGCCTCAATCATCATCTTATTCGTAGTTCTGCGGGAGCGGGATAGAATGTCGAGGCATTTCACCGCGCTTTTCATCATTGTTTCAGATTCCACATCCCCTTGGTGGCGTACAGTTGCCACCATTCTTTTGGGGATGTTTCTGAGAATCCGTAATGCTCTCTTCTCAATCATTACATTTCAGAGTATGTACCAGAGTAGGGGTTGGGTTCTATCTCCTCATACTGAGGTTCCCATTGCCTACGCTTTTTATCCTCTTCTGACATGGCCTCATCGTATTCCTGTACCGTCCATGTGCTGAGGTCAGACAGTTTAGACAAAGCCTCCGGGGTAAGAATAACGCCATGCCCATCCAACTCAAGCACGATGCTGTTATCTCCCCCAAGATAAACGTCAACGTCGTTCACCACCAGATCATCAAAGAATCTATCGACCTCTTGCTTTACTCTTTCGTTCACGGCCTCATCAAAATCCTCAGCAAAAGACTGTGATTTTGAAAAGGCGTTAAAATCTCTTTCAACTGGGTCTAACATTTTATTCTCCGTAGTTATCGTAAGTATAGTCTGCAATCTCTTCAAAGTCAATCTCTTTATCAAGCAAAGCCCAAACCTTTTCTATGGTAGATTCCTTTATATACTTGTGCATTGACTTGGTAGAGTAGTTCATCAAATCCCATTTAACGTCATCAAAGTTTTCTTTAGTCAGCATTTTCTTTTTCCTCTAGTTGATCCATCGTTTGATTCATTAGTGCTAACACTGCCACCAATTGTCGCATACCCTCTTCCAGTGTGTCAACCCTTTTCTCAAGATCAGATTTCAAGGTTGATTTTCTCGGGGTGTTATAGCCGTCTAGGTTCGCGCTCATTTCATTCTCCCAAATCGTCCATGTTTTCCCATTCGTCTGGTAGCATACCAGTGATTAGCATTTCTCTTTCGTTGGGGTACAGGTAGCGGAAAGCGTTCTGTACCAGTTTGCCATCAGCCCAATCTTTTGCATCTTCTCTTGGGTCAGTCGGCAATCCAAATCCCGCGACAAACTCTGTTGGTTTGCCTGTAAGGATATTCCTACAGTGAAATTTCCAACCATCCTCTTCAGAGTAGGTGATATTTTCAAGTGCTTTGTAGATCATTCTAGACCCCCATTAAGAGTGATTTGAGATCAGGTATAGACCACCCTGATATGGATGACAGTTCCGAAAGGGTCACCATAAGGTGAGAATCGAAGTAATCAATAACGTCCTGAGAGTGCCACATTTTTCTTTCCTGTTTTGAGTGTGTAAACGAATTATACAGGATAGTTTCCGGTTTGACAAGAACAATTGGCACATTTTTATCTAATTAATTTAAGTCATTGATATTAAAGGGATAATCCCTAATAGATAATAGTATTGACAGAAATACCTTTTTAAATTAGAATAAGTCATTGAGTGGTAGACTCCTTTAATTATGTGGCTCGACTGTGCCACCATCTGCCGACTAGCAGTTATTGATTCTAGGGGCCTTAAGACGGGCCGGTAAACAGGCATAACTGCCATAAAGGGCGGATGTTTCACAGCATCTAAAAATAACTGTACCTGATAAACCTAGACTCTTATCCCGCGTGATGATTCCCAAAAGAGGATAGCGCGAAAGGCTACCGGGCAGTCCGGTCTATATGACAACTATGCTTAAAATTTAATGGTACAGAATTGGTTATGAGTTCAGACCGACAGACAAGAGCCAAACGCCGAAACATGGTTGCGAAATTCGCAGGCAAATTTAATAAATCTTACCCCATGAAAAGTAAGGTTGTTTATGAGCGCAATTCTAAGGCCGTCAGACGGGAGATAGACTTAACCCTTGGGGATGGTACTAGTAGGCCGTAATCAGGCCGTACAGGCCGACTACGGGCCTTGCAGGGCGTGTTATAGCGTTATCCTAGACGCATAAAAAAACCCCGTCGAAACGGGGCTTATAATAATATTAGACTTTTCTGATTTAGTTACTTAGTGCGACTTTTTGCGCCCTCTTTTTACTTGCGCCGTGGGCCGGAAATCCGATTACATAACCGCGGTCTGATTTTGCACATATACCGCAACGGTCACAAGTAACCGCTTTGGAATTTACCGCCGGACAGACTACCACCTTGCGCCCTTGCTCCGTTCTTTGCACCTTGGGCGCATCAATCGGCAAAATTGTAACCACCGGCAGACCGGTATCAACATATTCGTCTACCTGATGCAAGCCATTAGCGGATAGATTGATTGTAAAGCCGTTTTCATTGGCTTGTTTAATTGCGCCTATATTGTGATCATTCAGGGCATGGTGGGTATAAGTAAAACCATCCTTATCGCGATTCGCGTTGACTAGATCAGTCAACATTGGACGATGGATAAAGCCGTCCACATGGGGTAAATCACCGGCAACGTCGTGACGCCATGTTTCGCCCTTTTTCAGACGGCGAACCTTTTTACAAAATCCGCGCCAGTCTGTCGTATTGGTGGACGTTCCATTATCTACCTTTTTCCATTGCCACGATACCGGGCCGACTTTGGCATAGCATCCCATATCTTTCAGCGGGCAATCATCCGGGCAAGATTTCGATTCGGTATAAGACCGAAACATATTACCGACTTTAGCCATGTGACCGACGGCAGTTTTAACCGCGATATCTAGCGGGTTTTTCTCAAAAGGTAGCATTTTTAAATTCCCTCAAGGTATGCGTTTTGTCGATTTGCCCATTTTTTAGCGTCTGCCAGTTTTCGGAATGTTTTCTCATTCTCAAGAGCGCCGAATAGGTATTCGTTTAAATCCCAATCATTAGTATAGGGGTTCTGGGATATGATAAATTCATGTTCTGGAAAATATCCCTTAGCATAGCGTTTTGTCATAAACAAAAGGCCTTCGCGCACAGTGTAAGACTCGAATTTTAACATTTTACTTTTCCTGTTAGTGGTTGCACCCGAAAGCCCCACATTTAGCGGGGCTGTCAGGTCGATTGTGAGGCTAGTCTAGCCGGAAAAATTAGAGTATAAATCCTTTGACGCCAAAGTATCAAACATTTTATAAAGGATCACCGGGCCTGCATTGTCGCGGGTAAACATGAGAACCTTTCTGGCATCATGTAATTCCCTGCCGGTAACAGCGTCCACGAATGTATCATTCTTATAGGGGTTATACGTAGCCCTTTTCCATCCTGAGCCGCTCAGGTTTTCGAAATCATCGCGAATATCCTGTATCAATCTAGGGTTTATTGTAACGTAGTTCTCCCCTTTTGACGGGTAACCTGTCACTCTAGCGTGGACATTCTTCCTCCCTGTTTCCCGTACCTTGCGCTGACCCGCTTTGGATACGTTGAAGCGCACATTTTCCAGCAGTACACCATCGGCATGGGCGTATACTTTACCGCTTTGTTGGACGCTGAATAGGCGCTTGTGGAGGTTAAAATAGACTTGTGATCTTTTCATTGTCTTGATTCCTATGGTTTGTTTACCCGAAAACCCCGGATAGACCGGGGTTCTTAGGTTGATTGTGAGGGCGGTTCAGTCGCCTATATCAGCGTATGATTCGTCGCCATTGTAGTAGATATCGTCCCATTTATCCATCTGGGATTCTTTCTCACAATCAGCGTGGTAGTAGTTGAAATCTGAAGTCATACCGGCCTCCGGCGTGTCTTCAATGTATTCTTTACAGTATATGCATTTGGGCATGATTACATTCCTATATGAGTGAGTAGTAGCCGAACCTTACCACACAAATGGGCATTGTGCGAATAGTGTTTTAATGAGGGTATAAGTGTAGTTTATGACATTCATACCACACACTCACACACCAGTTCAAACCAACCGGTTCCGAACCCGACACTGTAATGACAGTCTAACCCGACAACCCGGTAACGGCGTAAAGTCTTGCACTATCTATGGCAAAATAAAATCCGCCGATTCTGGTCTACTGCTCAACTGAACCCTGCTGGTCTGGCCTCCTTACATGGGCGCGTGGCGTGGGCGCGTTAGGCGACCCCCGGCGACCCCCTTTTTTTCTAGCGCAATGGCGTTATATTGTATCCACTCACCATCAGGACATTTTACCCTTTATAAGAATTCTCTAATATATGGCTGACTTAAAATCAATAGGTGGATATTTGTCTGATGCTATCCAACCTATAAAAAGAATCCCAAAAGTTTATCAGGAACAGGTTGAATCCGGTATGGATTTAATGGGTTCTGATAGCCTGTTAGATAAAGGGTTGGGTGCTTTACAGTATGTAAGCGCCCCGATTACAGCGCCATTTGAGGCTTTAAGAGAAGAGCCGATCAAGGACGCTTTGGTATCATTTGGGGTTGATCCTGATACAGCCCGAAATGCAAGCATGATTGTCGGCATGGGGCTTGACGTTGCATTACCCGCAACATGGGCAAAAATGGGATTGGATTTCCCCAGAGAAATTGGTACAATTTTGGGGGCAGTATATAACCCCGGAAAATTCTCAGGAAACGCCCCCAACTATCTGAAAGGATATTACGGTGGGGATCAGGCCCAGAAAGCGGCTGTAGGTACTGGGGCGTTAAAAACAATAGCAAACACAATAAAGCAATACATTAGCCCCCAAGCAAGTGCAAATTTTAATGTGGCCGGTTTAACAGTAGGCGCTCAAAAGATTGTTGCAGACTCTATGGATGAGATGAAGCAGTTAGATAATCTTTATAAATCTAGCGGTGGCAAACTATCCGATGCCGATATGGACAGGTATGCAGAGTTGGGGAAAGTTGTATCTGGCCAGATTGGATATAATCTTCTTATAGGGAAACAGGGTGGTGCAAATATCCCCCTGATTGATAAGTGGAAAGATGCTGTATATCATAAGATAGAAAATTTCACCCCAGATCAGTTTAAGTCTATCAGGGAGAAAGGGACGGAAATAGGTCAGCAAGCCTCAGATAAAACAATGGAAGAGGCTTACGACATTATAACTAATACTTGGAAAAGCCGATTCGCTAAAAGCCCCTTAGACGAAAAAACCCTCATGGCCGTAAAGAAAAATCGGGGGCCAAAATCTACAGGTGTACACGACCTTGACGTTATAACCTCAGATCAAGGAAAACTTTTAGATGCCGTTTTGACCGCTAATGATGGCAACTTCTCATCTGTAACCGCATTGGAAAGTGCTTTAAAATCCGCCGCTAAAACAGCAGATGGCAAGAAATATAATGTAATAAAAACCACGGATGACGGAGTATGGATACAGGTATCCGGTTATCGTGGTTCAGGATTTGTAGAGGGTGGCACAAACGCCATCATTAAAGTAAGCCCGGACAGGAAATACACCATATTCACAAGTGATGAGCATGATATGATGGGTATTGTTCCCCCGGGTTATGACAGGCTTGTTACGGTTCTCCCACCTTGGGGGGTAGATAAGTTTGCCAAAGTAAGAAATAAGGGCGTTAGACACCCCAGAAGCAAGGTTCAGGCGGCTAAAGAATATTTGAAGAGGGTTAAAACTGAGCCTAAACCCAAGTCAGAAAGGAGCGCAACTCCCAAACCTAGAGAGTCTTTACCCGCTAGATTAACTAACGCCCAAAAAGCGGTTGCAGAAGAAATGGCGGGATATAAAGCCCCTATGGGTGCAAGGGAATATGGTAGGTTTGCCGCAAGGAGAGCCGCCCCAATAGGAGCAGGAGGCTTGTTGTACTACGATGAGGACTGAAAAACAGGAAACATTTATTGAACAATACTGCCTACATGGATGCGCCGCTAAAGCCGCGCAGATTGCAGGGTATTCCCATCCCAAGCAAAGAGGGTATGAGTTAAAAAACCAGTTCTCTAAAGAGATAGAATCCCGTACACGCAAGATGATTCAAGACTGTGTGCCGGGAGCCTTATCGCAACTGAAATCTCTTTCAGAAGGCGCTGAGAGCGAGTCTGTGCGACTTGGCGCTGTGAAGGATATACTGGACAGGGCTGGTCTTAAACCCACTGAGAAGATCAAACAGGAAGTGTCACACGTTGAAGAGAAATCAACGGAGGAATTACAACGAGAACTGGAAGCCCTTGTTGGCCCTCTGAATTGAGATGGCCACTCCACCACTTGATCCTGAATTACAAAAAGAGATATACAGGCTTCGGCAAGTAGAGCATTTATCTGCCCCAGAAATACAAAAGATTACCGGGGTTAGCACCAAGATGGTGACAAAGTATGGCGGCCCACCAATTCCAGAATCAGAAAAGAAAAGAAAATCTGCTTTACAGCAAAAACAAATAGAGAATATAAGACAAAACGATGAGGCAATATCGGCTAGGACTGGAAAAAAAATAGAAGATATAACAGAAAAAGACAGAAGAGAATTTATACAGCATCAAAGTAATAAAAAAGCAAACCCACACAACAGTCAACTTAAATCTCTTAGAAAATTTATAAAAAGATCATTTCCAGAAAACTGGAAAGAGATATTAAAAGATTCTGATGGCAAAAATAGAAAATTAGCCGATGTATTATCTAATCCTATTATAAGAAGCAATTTTGGAAATTTAATTGATGACGCGATATCTGATGGGATGGATATTGTTAGCGGCGCAACAAAGCAAAGCGAAAAAAGTACAAAACTGCTAAGTCAATTAAGAAAGGATATGAAATCTTCTGTATCAACTTTGGTTGATTTAGGAGAGGAAAGTGTTAAAGATACTTTATCACGGCACAAGGCTAGGGAGTTTTCTTACGCTAAAGGAGGGGGTCAGCCAGATTCCGATGATTGGAAGAGAGGCAGGCAATGGGTAGATAGTTTACTCCCGGCGGAATATGTTGAAGCCGAAGGCCCGATACAACTTAAGCACATAATGAACACCGCATTGCGTACACCAGAGGGGCAAATAGATGAAAATGCTCGGCGCATATATCATCACAGAAATGAACTTGGTCAAGGTTATCCGCACACATTTAATCAGAATGATTTTGAAATAGTTTCAGAAGAAGCGCATAAAAAAATACACGCTGATCCATCGTTTACAGGAAGGCCTCCTATGGGGCCAGATGATCCGGGTTTTGTTAGAAGAACTATACTAAATCTTAAAGATATTCCCGGTGTGGCAAAAGCAGGAAAAGTTGCGGCAAGAGCATTGCCATTCTTAGGAGCCGCCTTTGATGCTCAAGCCGCGAGTGAACACTTCTCCAAGGATAATGAAGTGTTGGGTATTTTAGCAGGGGCGCAAGCAATACCTGTTTTGGGAGATATATTGGGAATACCTTTAGCGACGGCGGAAGGAATAGGTACGGTTATTAACAGAGATAAGGAGCGGATGGAAGAACTAAATAGACAGAGAGGTTTAATTGGTTATACTCCACCAAAAAGATATAGAGGCTTCGGCGGTCTATAATGCCAATACAATCATGCAAACTACCCAACGGAAAGAAGGGTTATAAATGGGGGAAATCTGGAAAATGCTATGCAAGTAGAGCATCCGCTGAGAAGCAAGCAAGAGCCGCCTATGCCAGTGGATATGGAAAAAGCGGTAGAGATAGCAAAAGAACTAAGAAAGCGTGAACGATTTAACAAGATCGACTTCTACGATCCGTACCCATACCAACAGGAATTCCACGAAACAGGGGTAGGAAGTAACCAACGCTTATTGATGGCGGCTAACCGTATAGGAAAGTCTTATTGTGGGGCCGCAGAGATGGCCTACCACCTGACAGGACTATATCCTAAATGGTGGAGGGGTAGAAGATTTAACAAACCCATCACAGCATGGGCTGGTGGTGTATCCAACGAAACCACCAGAGATATTGTACAAGCAGAGTTATTGGGTTCTCCCGATGATCCAGAAGCCTTTGGCTCCGGCGCTGTTCCTAGAGAATGTATTATAAAAACTGAACGCAAGCCCGGTGTTCCAAACGCCAAGTCCGTAGCCCTCATACGGCATATTTCCGGTGAGAACTCTTCTTTATTTTTTAAAGCCTATGAAATGGGCGTAGACAAGTGGCAAGGTAGATCAGTAGATGTGGTATGGTTGGACGAAGAACCTTCCAGAGAACTCTACTCACAGAGCGTCACGCGAACCCTAGACAGGAGAGGAATGGTCTACATGACCTTCACCCCTGAAAACGGCATGACTGAAACAGTCGCCGCCTTTATGAACAACATAAAGAAGGGGCAGAGCCTGACTAACGCCACATGGGATCATGCCTCCGAAAACGTAAAGTCCATGAATGGGAAGAAGGGGCATCTTTCCGAAGAGGCAATGGAGCAAATTCTTTCTGCTTACTCTCCCCATGAGAGGGAGATGCGTAGATTTGGCAGACCGTCTATCGGCTCTGGCCTTATCTTCCCGCTAAACGAAGAAGATTTAATGATTGATCCAATAGAAATACAGGATCATTGGCCCAGAATTGCGGCCATAGACTTTGGTTGGGATCACCCCACGGCTGTTGTCTGGTGCGCGATAGATAATGAAAGTGATACTTTCTACATATACGATTGCTATAGAGCATCAAAAGCAAGTCCAACGGTACATTCCGAGGTAATAAAGCAACGTCCTTATTTTATTCCGATAGCCTACCCGCATGACGGAAATCGCAGGGATAGCATGGGAAACCCCGGTCTTGCCGAGCAGTATAGAAGTCATGGGTGTAATTTTTTAATGCAACACTTTACCAATCCTCCGGGGTTGGGTGAGAAGAAAGGCTCTAACTCAGTAGAGGAAGGTCTGATGGCTATGCTACAGAGCATGGAAAAGGAAAACTTTAAAGTATTCTCTACACTCTCAGATTGGTTTGAAGAGTTTAGAATGTACCATAGAAAAGAAGGTAAGGTTGTTGCGCTAAGAGATGACTTAATGAGCGCTACACGGTATGCCTTCCAATCACAACGCTACGCCATAGCAGGGTCTGACCCGAAATGGACTAGCGATATAACCTATAGGAATTACGGAATTGTCTGATAAAGAACGAGAACTGATATCACGAATCCAAGGAGAAATCACAGACTCTCTTGGTTATGATGGTGAGATATCGGAACAGCGGGAAAAGGCGCAAGAATACTATTATGCGTTGCCATTTGGTAACGAGGTAGAGGGCCGCAGTCAATACGTTGATTCCACTGTTCAGGATACAATTGAATGGATTAAGCCTTCTCTTATGAGAGTATTTGCCTCTGGTGATGAGATGGTTAAGTTTACACCTCACGGCCCGGAAGACGTACAAGCGGCAAAACAGGCCACCGATTACGTCAACTACGTCTTTACAAAAGATAATCCGGGTTGGGAGGTTCTTTATTCTTGGTTCCACGATGCCCTCTTACAAAAGAACGGAATTGTTAAAGTATGGTGGGATGAGTACACAGAAGAGAAAAGAGAGGAATACCATAACCTTGGCGACCTTGAATTTGAATATCTTATTTCAAGCGATGACGTAGAGGTTATTGAACACACCGAAGTACAGTCAAACAGTATCACAGAAGATGGTGGTGTTTACCATGACGTTGTTATCAAGCGTAGCAGTTACGATGGCAGAGTCCGTATAGAGAATGTACCCCCCGACGAATTCTTGATTTCCCGAGAAGCAAAGTCAATTAAGGATGCTAGATTCGTCTGCCATAGAGTCAAAAAGACTTTATCAGAACTCCGTATGATGTACCCTAATGATGACTTTGGTGTTGAGGATTTAGGTGGCGGCGATAACATGATGGATTACAATGCAGAACGTCTAGCACGTTATCAGTTTGATGGTTCAGATAATATGGCTGGATTATTTAGCGGGGGCGAAGAAGAGCCGTTAAGAGAGTATTGGCTACACGAATCATTTATAAAGACAGACTTTGATGACGATGGCATTGCAGAATTAAGAAAAGTTTGCACTGTTGGTGATTACGTTTTCTCTAACGAAGAAATTGATTACACCCCGTTTGTTTCTATTACTCCGCTAAAAATTCCGCACAAGTTCTTTGGGCTGTCAGTAGCAGACCTTGTAATGGATTTGCAGTTAATAAAGAGTACGCTGATGCGTAACTTGATGGACAACGCCTATAACCAGAACTTTGGTCGGTACGCAGTTCTTGAAGGTCAAGCGAATTTAGATGACCTCCTAACCCAGAGGCCGGGGGGCGTGGTACGAGTTAAATCTCCCAACGCCGTCATGCCCTTGGCTACCCCTCCCCTTGAGCCTTACTCATTCCAGATGCTAGGATATCTGGATGAGGTAAGAGAATCACGTTCAGGAGTAAACAAGAACACTCAAGGCATTAATGCAGATGCTCTAACGTCACATACTACGGCTACCGCTGTCAATGCTGTTATGACTAATGCCCAATCAAGAGTTGAGATGATTGCAAGGCAGTTTGCCGAGACTGGAGTTAAAGAATTAATGTGGTGCATATACGAACTGCTACTCAAGTATCAGGATAAGGAACGAGTAGTTATGTTGCGTAACGAGTGGGTTCCTGTACGCCCTGATAGTTGGTCAGATAAAATGGATTGTACTGTATCTGTTGCATTAGGAAATGGCTCAAAGGATCAGCAGATGGCTCATTTGTCACAAATGATTCAGTTTGCCGCGCAAGCAATGCAGGGTGGACTACCAATTGTAACTCCGCAGAATATGTACAATCTTGGTTCCGCGTTGGTCAAGGCTATGGGGTATCAAAATGTAGGAGACTTCTTAACTCCCCCACCTCCGCCACAGCCTGAACAACCAAGTCCAGAACAGCAAACGGCTATGATGGAACAGCAAATTAAAATGAAAGAGTTGGAAATTAAACAGGGCGATCTACAAGTTAAGATGATGAAAGTCCAACAGGACGCGCAGGAAGCCGCTGTAGACGCGCAACTCAAAACCGCAGAACTTGCCCTTGAACGAGAACAGAAGAGGGCTGTAGCAATAGGAGCAACATGAGTAGAGATATAGAACACGCTAAACGCCTTCTTAATGACCCTCTATACAATGAATCATTTGACAAACTAGCAGAAAGTATTTTTAACACTTGGAGTCATTCAGGTGTAAACGATGTCGAAAGCCGCGAACAATGCTGGCTTTCATTACGACTCCTTGAGAGGATTCGCCTTCATCTAACCAGTATAGTTGAAACTGGAGAGATGGCGGAAAAACTTAAGGAATACCACATATAAGGAGAATTTGTTATGGCGGATACCATTGACCCGCTTCCAGTAGCACCCGGTAGTATTACCGAAGCACACAATGCTTTACTTGACTTGATGGAACCTGAAAAGGAAACCCCGGAAACCGAGGAAAGCGCACCTACGGAAGATGTTGAAGAGTCTACTGAGGAAACTCAAGACGAACCATTAGAAGAGGATGTCCTTGACTCTGAAGAGCCAGAAGAAGTTGAAGAGGCTGAAGAAGAGGAAGAGGTCGAGTTAGACGAAGATGAGGCCGAAGAGGAACCTGATGTTTATGCCGTCAAAGTTGACGGTGAAGAACTTGAGGTAAGCCTTGACGAACTTGTTAAAGGGTACTCCCGTCAGTCCGACTATACTCGTAAAACGCAAGAACTTGCAAGCCAAAGAGATGAAATGACTCAACTGCAACAACAGTGGGCCAGTGAAATATCTCAGGCACAAGCGGAGCGTCAGCAATACATAGATGCTCTTGGACACTTTGTTCAAAACTCTATGGCAGGATTAGAACAGTTCAGCAATGTTAATTGGGAGCAACTGCGAGAAACAGACCCAATTGCATTTGTTACAAAAAAAGAAGAATACCGTGATGCTCAAGAAAGCGTTAGGCAAGCACAGGCCCAACAGCAGATTGAAGCAGGAAAACAACAGCAAGAAGTTGCCAGAATGAGACAACTGGCCGTTCAGGAAGAACACGCAAAGTTAGTAGCCGCTGTGCCTGAATGGAACGAACCAGAAAAACGTAATCAGATGGCATCTGAGCTTTCAACATACGCTGTTGAACAGGGATTCTCCAAAGAGGAACTGAAACAATTAATCGACCATAGATCGCTAATCGTTCTTATGAAAGCGCAGAAATATGATGCACTTCAAAAGTCTGATGTTAAAGCGAAGAAGTTAAAAAACAAACCCAAAGTTGTCAGGTCTGGCAAAGGTTCTACTAAGAAATCTGATGCCAAATCAAAACGTATTGCCTCAATGAAGCGTCTTAAACAGACAGGAAGAGCGGAAGATGCCGCTAGTCTGTTTGAGGATTATGTAGAACTTTAATAAAGGAGTCATTTTATGGCAATCGCAACTAATACTCGGACTACTTACGGCGCTATTGGTGTCCGTGAAGACCTGAGTAATATCATTTACAACATTAGCCCAATGGATACGCCGTTTATTTCCAATGTGGGCAAAGGGTCGGCTGACAACACTCTATTTGAGTGGCAGACTGATGAACTTGCCGCCGCCGCCGCTAACCAGCAGTTGGAAGGTGACGATAGCATGAACGCTCTGGCAGTTGCAGAACCAGTTCGTTTGACAAACTATTGTCAGATTTCGTACAAAGCGGTGCAAACGAGTGGCACGGCAGAGGCTGTTGATTTTGCTGGCCGTAAGTCAAGTCAGGCGTATCAACTTGCCAAACGCGCAAAGGAAATTAAGCGTGATATGGAAAAGATGCTACTGTCTAACGATGTGAAAGTCGCAGGTGCGGCTGGTACTGCTCGTAAGACAGCGGGTGTAATGTCTTGGCTAGGCACGACCTCAGCAGGAACATCGAACATTATTCTTGGTTCGGCTTCTCCTGTTGTTGGTGTTGTCAATAACGGTAGCAGTTCTCCTGCTGTCGGCCCAGATGGAACTACTGTTGCATCTTTCGGTACTTCGGCTGTCCTGACGATGGCGATGATTAATCTTGCTATGGAGCGTTGCTTCACCCTTGGTGGAGAGCCTTCAACGATTTTGGCCCCGGCTGATCTCAAGCAGAAGATTAGTGCGCTAGGCGGTTCCGTCATTGCTGATCTGGTTACTAACCATGATAAAGCAACTCAGGGAACTGCGGTCAACGCCGTTGACGTTCTTGTAACTGACTTTGGTACTCTGAAGATTGTACCCAGCCGCCTGATGTTGGCTGATATGCTATTCTTCGTTGACTATGATTTCTGGTCAGTTGATTATCTGCGTCCATTCCAGACCGAAACTCTTGCCAAGACTGGTGACAGCATCAAGCAGTTGATGATTGCTGAATACGGTCTTCGTGCTAAGAATGGTTTGGCAAACGCCGCAGTCATCGGAGTAAAAGACGCTTAATGATTAAATACAATAACACTCCTAGTATTGTTGTTGAAGATAATGTGCTTTCACCTGCTTTATGTGAACACATAGTCAACCTTGCCGAAACTAAAGGGCTTGGTGATAATCTTATAAACCGTGATGGTAAGCCTATCCAAGACAAAGCGAGAACCAGTAAAGGTGCTTTCTTTGATTACGGTGACAATGATGTGCTAGATGGTGTTATTGAAGCGTTATCCGGTATGTGTGGTCTACCTCCTACCCGGTTGGAACCTGTGACTATTCAAAGGTATCAGCCGGGTCAGGAGTACAAGCCTCACTACGATGCGTTTCTTCCTGATGAGATGGGAGAGATGCCGAAATCTGCAAAGATAAAAGAAGGTGGGAATCGCTGTGTCACTATGATCGCGTACTTAAATGATGTACAAGATGGTGGTGGCACAGTTTTTCCTGTTTTGGGGCTTGGAATACAAGCAAAGCAAGGCAGGGTTCTTATGTTTGGTAATCTTGACGAAAACAAGATTGCTCATCCTGCATCATTGCACATGGGACTCCCCCCAGAAAATGGAGACAAATGGATTATAACATTTTGGTTTAGGGAAAAGGATATGATGGTAACTAAGAAAGAACTTAGAAAAGAATTAAATTCAAAAAAAGCCACTCGCGTAGATAAAAAACCAGTAGACTCTAAACTTCATGCTAAGAATGTGCATAAGAAGTTTAAACAAATTGCCGGAGATAGGAGTGAAATGCCGCTATGAATTCTTCAGGATGGAATTACGATACCCCTACCTCACGACCTTGGAAACTAGATATTAATACTGACGGCACTGCAACTATTAATACCTATCAAAATGTACAGCCTATTATAGAAAAGAATAAGTTAGACTTAATTAACTATGGCGACAAACTTACATTCGGTAAAGCCTCTGGAAGACATACTGATGGAGTTACAGTCGCGTCTATTCCTACAAATATCTGGGAAATATGGCTAAAAGAAACAAACGGTGCTATTGAAAAAGACGAAAAACTATTAGCAAAATATTTGAATGATCCTGACAACAAGTTTCTCAGGACTACACCTACGAGGATTTAATCATGTGGTTATATCAGCCTACGTTTTCTGGGAATGACCAGAAACCGATTATCAATAACAAAGTCTGGTTTAAGAGCAAGAATAGTTAATGGCTATTAATTCGTACTCCACTCTTCAGACGGCTGTGGCTAACTGGTTGGACAGAAGTGACCTGACTGACAGAATACCAGAGTTTATAGGATTATGTGAGGCGCGGTTTAACCGCTCTTTGCGTATTCGTCCTATGGAAACCTTGGATACTTCTGTGTCTACTGTGGCTGGAACTAAGACGATAGCATTGCCTACAGGCTATGTTCAAATGCGTGATATACATTTAACAAGCAACCCACTTGTTCAGTTGCAGTATGTTACTCCAGAAATTATGAATCGTATTCACGCGGGAAGTGACGCAGGAAGACCCGAGGTATATACCATTATAGGTGAAAATATTGTGTTAGGGCCAACACCTTCTGCCGCATATACAACAAGTATGTTGTACTATAAAACATTTGATGCTCTTAGTGATTCTAGCCCAACCAACTGGGTAATTACTAATGCGCCAGATGTTTATTTGTATGGAACTTTGCTAGAGGCAGAGCCTTTTATTATGAATGATGCTAGGGTTCAACTATGGGCTACGGCATTGACTGAATCTATTAATACCCTACAGGAACAGGATAACAAGGATAGACATTCTGGCTCCGCTCTTAGGGTGATGAACACAGGCGGGTATTACTAATGGGATTAGAAAGCGCAACCTATTTAAACGGTTTGGTAAATACAAACCCCGGTGCTACAGACAACGTATCGCAGGGCGACGATCATCTTCGTTTAATCAAATCTGTTCTAAAGAATTCGTTTCCGTCTGTTGATGCGGCGGTAAACGCAATTCACACTGGATCATCCGCACCCTCAACCTCAATTTCGGCAGGATTGTTATGGTTTGACACAACTAACAATGTTCTAAAATTAAGGAACGAGGCTAACGATGCGTGGATTACGCTACCAATATCCCCCGTAACATCTAATACTGTAGACATTGATGGCGGCTCTATTGACGGCACAGCAATTGGGGCGGCATCAGCATCTACTGGTAAGTTTAGTTCTGTAAACATTGCCGCAGACGGAGCCACGGTAACAGGGATAAAAGATGAAGATGATATGTCATCTAATTCTAATGTTAAACTGGCTACTCAACAGTCTATCAAGGCGTATGTAGACTCTCAGGTTACAGCACAAGACCTTGATCTTATATCTGATAGCGGCACAATTGACATTGATCTAGATTCAGAAAGTCTTACTGTTAGCGGTGGCGAGGGTATTGACACTTCAGCGACAGGCACGACTCTTACAATCGCAGGAGAAGATGCTTCCACTTCTAACAAGGGCGTAGCATCATTTAACTCTGCTAACTTTGCGGCATCCTCTGGCGACATTACAATCAAGGATGGTGGTGTAGCCAACGCTGAACTAGCAGATATGGCGGCTAACACGGTAAAGGTTAGGGATGCTAACTCTAGTGGAGCGCCATCAGATAAGGCTGTTGCAGATACACAAGTTCTTATTGGTGACGGCACTGGCTTTACAGCCGCCGCATTGTCTGGTGACGCTACCATGACAAACGCCGGGGCGGTAAGTGTAGTTAAAATCCAAGGGCAAGCGGTTAGTTCAACAGCCGCAACTAACGATCAATACCTTAAGTATTCCAGTTCATCTAACGAATGGCAAAAGGTAGACGTTCTTGCTCCTGATAGACTGACCACCAAGGGTGATCTTCTTGTTTACAACACGGTTGACTCAGAAACGAGATTACCGGTTGGCACTAATGATTACTCCCTGCTTGCTGACTCTTCTGCAACTAACGGTGTAGCGTGGAAACAAATTCCCACAGCGGGTATTGCTGACGATGCTGTAACCTATGGAAAGATGCAGGACTTGGGAACTGCTAATAGAGTTATTGGCGGCACATCAACTGGCACTCTTGCAGAGGTTCAGATTGTTGACGCAATGGTTAATGCAAGCGCGGCTATAGATGCTACCAAGATTGCTAATGGCTCTGTAACTAGCACAGAATTTCAGTACATTAACTCTCTTAGTTCCAACGCCCAAACCCAGATTGATGCTAAAGCCGCAGTCGGAACCGCTAATACATGGACGGCAGGACAGCGTGGAGAGATTACTGCTCTTACAGATGGCGCAACAATAACTATTGACATGGCTGATAGCAATAACTTTTCTGTAACATTAGCCGGTAATAGAACATTTGCTAATCCATCTAATGATACGGCAGGGCAGAGCGGAAGCATCTTCATCACGCAGGACGGCACTGGATCAAGGACAGCCAGTTGGGGAACCGATTGGGATTTTGCAGGAGGAACTGCACCTACATTAACTACGACAGCAGGAGCAGTGGATAGAATTGATTACGTTATCAAAGACGCAACTAACATTCATGCGGTGGCTACTCTTAATTATTCCTAATGCCTGTATTTAATAACATACTTGCTGGCTCATCTGGTCAGGCTACTGGCTACGACATTGAACAGTCAGTTCGGTTTAATAGTCCAGATTCTGCTCGTTTAACTAGAACAGCAGGAACAGCCACATCTAACGATATTGGAACTTTGTCTTTCTGGACAAAACGCGGTATAGTTAGTGGAGGTAGGGCATTTTTTAGTAATCATGCTGATGCTAACAATAGAACGTATGTTGGTTTTGATGCCGATAAAATTCAAATGTACGGGGTGATTGGTGGATCAGCGAGTTCGCCAGAACTTGTAACCGAGCAAGTTTTTCGTGATCCCGCCGCTTGGTATCACATTGTTATTGCGGTTGATGTTACTCAATCTACGGCGTCTAACAGAGTCAAGTTTTACGTTAACGGCAGTCAGGTAACTGATTTTTCTACAGAAACTTATCCACCCCAAGATACAGATTTACCTCTGTTTTCCAAAACTAATATGCAAGTCGGGGCGCATTACTCTAGTTCTGTTGGAGATTACTATGATGGATACTTCGCAGAGTATTACTACATAGACGGCCAAGCACTCGCACCTTCATCTTTTGGCGAAACAAACGAAGATACTAATCAATGGCAAGCGATTGAGTACGATGGAAGTTACGGCGATAACGGGTTCTACCTAAAGTTTCAAGACTCATCTGCATTGGGCGATGACTCTAGCGGTAATACCAACGACTTTACGGTTGCGAATTTGGTTGCCGCAGATCAGGTAATTGACAGCCCTACAAATTCTTATTCGACTCTCAATCCTCTTAATCCTGTCACCGGTACATTTTCTGAAGGAAACTTAAAGTATGCCGGCCCCGGCGGGTGGAACCAGTGCGTCAAAAGCACTATGGAAGTTCCCAACTCTGGAAAATGGGGATTCCGTGTTGATTACTCTGGCAACGCCTCTGGGAGCGCAGAAGGTTCAGTCTTTACTCTTGTTGGTGTCTGCAAAACATCTCAGACTGCTTTTACTGGAGGGCCAGATTTTTCGGAAGGTTGTTGGTATTCCGACTCTGGGTATGTCTATAACTTTTCATCCACAGCGCAAACAGAAACTGCCATTTCTGACGGCGATTATGTTGAAATGCTTATTGACTCTGATGCTAATAGTTACATTTTCAAACTAAATGGAACATCTGTTAATAATGGAACGATTGGGACAACAGACCCAATCTCTGTAGTTATTCAGCAATATAACAACTCTTACGCAAATCCAGAGTTTGATTTTGGACAAAGAGGTTACGAACCATCAGACTCAGATTACAAAACGCTTTGCACTGACAACCTTGATGACCCTAGCATCGCTGATCCTACGGCCCACTTTGACACAACTCTTGTAAGCGGTAATGGGTCTAACAGGTCAATAACAGGATTAAATTTCCAACCTGATTTCCTCTGGGGCAAGTCTAGAACAAACACGCTTGACCATTATCTTACCGATTCGGTTCGTGGTGTAACTAAGCAACTGTACTCAAACAGATACATTGCAGAAAATAGTGAAACTGTAATTTACACAGCGTTCAACTCTGACGGCTTTTCGCTTGGCACAGGCGACATGAATTTGTCAGGACAAGACTATGCAAATTGGGCATGGAAGGGTGGAGGTTCAGCATCTACTAACGAAAACGGAACCATTGATAGTTCAGTAAGCGCAAATACTACGGCTGGTTTTTCGATTGTTGGTTGGGCAGGAACAGGCTCTAACGTAACTGTTGGTCATGGTTTAAGCCAAGCGCCAGAACTAATCATTAATAAAAGCAGAACTCTAAACACCTCTTCTTCTCAATGGGCGGTTCAAAGTATTCTTTGGAATAGCGCAAGTGATACAAATATATTGTATCTAAATGGAACTGCGGCACAATCAGACGATACAAACGTATTTCAAGCGGCCCCAACATCTACGGTATTTTCTCCGCAAGGTGGTGGATGGGCAGGTATTGGAGCAAGCGGAGAAGATTACATAGCCTACTGTTTCCATAGTGTCGAAGGCTACAGCAAAGTAAGCACTTACACCGGGAATAGTTCAGCAGATGGAAGTTTTGTGTATACAGGTTTTCTTCCTGCTTTTATTTTTATAAAACGAACTTCTTCTGCCGGTAGTAACTCATACATCGTAGATAACAAACGAATTGGTTACAACAGTTTTAACACCTCCACGGACAACGGATCAAACAAGTATTTATGGCCTGATGGAAACAACGCAGAAGGAAACGGAACCACTGCAAAAGGCACGGGTATCGACCTTCTTTCTAACGGTTTTAAATTCAGAGGAAACAGTAGCGACTATAACGCTAGTGGAAACACGTACCTTTATTTGGCCTTTGCCGAATCACCATTCAAGACATCTAACGCGAGGTAATCATGTGGTATAGCGAAACAATAGGAACAATAAAAACGCCTCGCGCCTTAACGGTTGATGGCGTACAGCACCCTGCAAACATCTTCCGTGTTTGGACAGCAGAAGAATTAGAGGCAATCGGCCTTTATTCTTTAGAAATGGTTACGCCAGATATGCGGTATGTGGACACAGGCGCAGAAACCCTTACTAAAAAGGATCGCCGCAAACCGGATGGTACTTACGCGGGAGGCGCTGATTACTACGAACTGACCTATGCAACCACAGAAAAGAATGTAGATGACCTCAAGGCAGACCTTATTCAAAAGATCAAAGCCAATGTCGGCTCGTTGCTTGCGCCTTCAGATTGGATGGTTATCAGAGCGGCAGACGGCGGTACTGCTATGCCAGAGGCATGGACAACCTACCGCAATGAGGTTCGCGCTCATGGCAATAGTCTTGAGAACGGTGTTGAAGCGTTTGCATCTGTACAGGCGGTGAAGAATTTTCAGAACCATGAGGTTCAAGAAGAACGCAAAGTAGATTTAGATTCTGACGAGACTGTAATTGTTGATCGTACCGTAGACAAAACATATTGGAACTGGCCTACCGCACCAGATGCAGTTACAGACCCATATCATGTTCGGTATCTTTAATGGCAATTATACCTGTTGACAATCTAGGTCAAGTAGGTATTGTAAAGGATATTGCGCCCTTCCAATTACCCCCTAATGCTTGGTCAGATGGAAATAACATACGAGTAGAGCATGGTGCGATTATTAAATCGCCGGGATACTCGTCGGTTATTGAAACCTGCCCTGTCGCCCCTTACTACATTACACAGTTAAAGGCGGGTACAGCAGAGTATTGGATAATAGCGGGGCTGGCTAAAATATACGTCCATAACGGAACTACTTGGACAGACATTACCAGAACTAGCGGAGACTACAACGCTACAGCGGCAGAGAATTGGACGCACACAGTTATCGGTGGTGTTCTTGTAATGACCAACTTTGTGGATGATCCGCAGGAATGGCCCTTATCATCTGGCGTACCTTCTGTGTCTAACAAAATGCAAGACCTGTCTAACTGGCCTGCAAGTACAGAGTGTAAATCACTAAGATCATTCCGCTCATTCCTGATTGCCCTGAATGTAGAAAAGTCTTCAGTACCTAACTCAAGGGTGGTTAAGTGGTCAACAGAAGCCGCTGTTAATTCTGTCCCAAGTTCGTGGGACGAAACCAGTGCTACGGTTGACGCTGGTGAATATTCTTTGGAGGATACCAAAGGTGCTATCCTTGATGGCCTTCCCCTTCAAGATACCTTTATGATCTACAAGGAAGATTCTATCTACGCAATGACGTATGTAGGAACTCCCTTTATCTTTGCGTTCCGCCAACTATCCCCAACTGTGGGAGCCTTGGCTAAGAACTGTGTCACAGAGTTTGACGGTGGACACTTTATCTTTGGAAACGGTGATATCTATATCAATGACGGCCAGAGGATTAAGAGTATCCTGCCCCATAAGATGAGAGACTACATCTTCTCATACATTGATGGAGACCAGTACAAGAAATCATTCTGTGTTACGGACTATAACAGATCAGAGGTATTGGCTTGTTTCCCCTCTGCTGATAACCAGTCTAACCAGTGTGATAAAGCCCTTGTATGGAACTGGGTAAGTAATGCTTTTTCTTTGAGAGACTTGCCTGACCTTGGGCATATTGCTTACGGAACTATAGAAGATGAAAGTGCTTTAACAACTTGGGCGGCGGCAACCCCCACATGGTCAACGGTGTCTGGATATTGGGCATCTAACTGGAACACAGTTGAAAACGTCCTTGTATTCGCTTCTCCCACAAATACCAAGGTATACAGGGATAGAGTAGGGTTTCAGGCGGATGGCACTAATATGCAGTCTTATGTTGAACGTGTTGGTTACTCAATGGATGAGCAGAATAATCCAGATCATTCCACCGTTAAACATATCAAGGCTATATGGCCTAAGATGACGATAGATAATAACGAGACAGTAGACTTTTATATTGGCACTCAGATGTCTACAGAAGAGGCTGTTACTTGGGAGGGGCCAATGTCCTTTAACCCAGATACACAATCTAAAATATCATGTAGGGCATCAGGCAAACTGTACGGTGTAAAGATTGAGTCAGATAACGACGCCGGTTGGAGATTGGAAGGTCTTGAGTTTGATATACAAAACTCAGGGCGCAGAGGTAGCAGGGCTTACTGATGGGATATAACACTTATACGGATAGGAAAGTAAAGAGTGTCACATTCTATCAGCCGGGATCAATCCCCGAAAACCCAGAGTATCTTGGAGAATTTCTAATTAGAGAACTCAAAAAGTTAGGGGACATTGTTTACAACGTGTCTAATCTCAGACTAGAAGAATTACACGAAGAACCAGACAAACCGAGAAATGGTGACATAAGATATGCGGATGGCTCAGATTGGAATCCCGGCGGTGGCGCTGGCATTTATGCTTATATTGGGAGCAGTTGGACAAAACTCTAGCGCAGACTTTAAATCAACATTCCTTATAGGTGAGCCAGAAGGAAGGTATATATCTCCATACTCTACCCTGTCTTGGCTGTCAAATGACTTAGATGATAATTGGAGAAACCGTGTTATAGGTATGATCGGCGGGGATACCCATGCTGACATTATGGCTAGAAGCACAGCAAAAGACTTTGGTAGGATTGACGGTGTTGATAGAGACAGTTGGAGGAAGCGCATTAGCACTCTTCGTTCTAACGGTATTGCCCCAGTAGTATGGATGATAAGCGATGATAGCCCAGATGTATATGCAAGAGGTTTAGATAACCAGATTGATTACCAAAATCAAGTTGTTTCTGCGGTTGATGACGTTGTTAGCCATTATGTGGTCTGTCTTGAGTGTGACGAATATTATAGCCCTGCACAGGTATCTACACTGATAGGGGAACTCAGGAAGAAAACAGATAGGCCAATAGGTGTGCATCTAAAGCCGGGGGTTAAGGCTGAGTACATTAAGGATGCTGATATAATATACCTTCAAACAGGATTTAATCTTAATGAGGCACAGTTCCGACAACAAATTGAGAACGCTCTTAGGTTTGGAAAACCAGTTGTCGTATCTGAGTATGACCTCCAAGGAACGTCAGGAAGAGCGAAAGCGTTTGGCGACATTGCTTGCTCCTATCCCGGAGTTGTCGGAACAGGAAACGGAAGAGGAACAACATCTTGTCAAACCCTAGAATGGGGTCAGACAAAAAAGAAAAAGTGGTATCAGCGCCGCGAAAAAGAGTTAGTCGTTTCTGGGATCGCAGTAGCCACCCTCTTCGCAATGTTAAAGGGCGAGCCGAAACTAAAACTACAGGCAAATGACAACGGTTACGAGTTAGGATTAAACTCAGGTGGTTATAGTTTACGATACTCAGAAGATAGAATATCCGCTACCTACAGGATAGACTTTTGAAAACGCATTTGATTAGCGCGGAAGATGTACCGTATATCTGGGATGATGTTGGCCCTATGCTCCATAGAATAAGAGAGCATAGCGAAGGTGAGTTGGAAACTGATGATTTCCTTGACCATCTTATGAATGGTGGTATGCAGTTGTGGATATCTACAGAAGATAAAGAAATTGTAATGTCTGCGGTTACTCAGATTATATCGTATCCACAGAAAAGAGTCCTGCGTGTAATAGCACTAGCGGGTGAGAATTTTAGGGAAGTACACGATAATTGTATAAACATGGTAGAGGCATTTGCCATAAAACATCAATGCTCCGCACTTGAACTATGGGGCAGAAAGGGGTGGAAAAAAATGTTACCAGATTGGAACAGTAATTACATTGTCTTTACTAAAGACTTAAAAGAGAGGATGCACTAATGGGTGGTGGTGGAGGAAGCACGGCAGAAAAATACGCAAAGTTTGGAGCGGGTGAATACTCTTCTTCAGACTTTGAGAGATATGTAGATTCTCGTCCTGATCTTGCGGCGGCATGGAGAAAAATAGAATCTGATCCCTCTGCTCCTGATAGCAGATATTGGATAGACAAGGGCGCTTCTAGCAAGTCAGCCTTTGGCCGCGCTCATGCCGCCGAAGATGCCGAATTGTATGCTGGTACTTATGGGGATTCAGGTGACACAAAAGTTTTACCCGGCACTCCAGAATACGAAGCATACTTTGGAGATAGTGGTGGAACAAGTTTTGATTCCTTTATTTCCTCTCCATCTTCTTCAGGAGAAAGTTCTGGGGGCGGTGGCTTATTAGTATCAAGACCTTCCGTAGCATCTTCCCCTGTTCCATCAAACCCCTATTACCCACAGTTAGTACAGGAATACGAGGCTCCTAGTTTAATGGATTATTCAGCGTATATGCCTGCTGATAGCCTGTTTGGTTATGACCAGTATCAGCCTTATACTAATCCTAACGCCATTGATTCAAGCATCTTTAACTACCAGCCTCCCACAATCTACGCAACAGACCCAAGAATCTCTTTGGGTGGTTTGGCTTACACTAGGGGAGTGGGTGGAAGAATTACGCCTACCAGACCTATGGGTGGTGGAAGTGCTGGTGGCGGGGGCATGGGTAGCGCCTCTGAAAGCGCGTCAGCAAGTTCGGGAAGCGGCATATTTGATAGTGAAGGCAATTATCAGCCTGATAAAGATGTTGTACCCGGTACTAGCGGTGTTACTGTCCAAGACTTGTTTGATTACGAACAGAAAGATATATCTACACCCATTTATAATGAAGAAGGGGTTCAAGAAAGAAGGTATTTTGTACCTCCAGATTCTAGAGCAGATATTGTTGCCCAAGACATTCAAAGAGCAAAAGAAGAGGCTTACATTAAAGCCGCTCAACCAGTTAATGTTCCGATAAATGTAGGTAGAATTAATCCTTTAACCCCGGAAGAAGTTATTGAATGGACTAGAATCCCATCAGGAAGTCCGTGGGTTCAGGATCAATTAAATGATGAAATAAATAGAGTAACAAACTTAATTGACTTTAGACCACGCTCTAGGGAAGAGGCTCAAGGCGGCTCGGCTTCACGCAATGAATTTGGAGGGTTTGATCCCGGAAAAGGTATGGGTGATCCATCCGCAGGATCGGCGGCGGCAGGAAAAAGCGACTACATATGAGGAATACATTATGAGTTCAGGTGGCGGCGGAAAGCCGATTATGACACAAACCAGTGAGGAAAGCGTCACTGGCCCGTGGGAACCACAAGTTCCTTATTTACTTGGAGGCTTTAGCGCGGCTAAAGATTTATATAATCGCGGCGCTCCTGCTTACTATCCTAAAGAAACTCTAGCAGGGTTTGACCCATCACAGGACATAGCACAGAAGGCTACGCTTGGATACGCTATGGGGCCACGAACCACCGCACAGCAAGCGGCGGCAGAGAACAGGCTCATTCAAGGGTTGAGTGGAGAGGTGGACACTGCAAGGTTTGATCCTGTCATGGACTACCTTGGCAGAGAAATGAAGTCTAACCTTGAGACAGATGTTCTTCCGGGTATACGTCAATCACTAGTTCAGTATCAGCCGGGTGGTAGTAGCAGAGGTGATTTGGTGCAGTCTCAGGCGATAGCCAAGGCTAACCAACAGATGCTAGACAAAGCATCACAGTTGACTTATGGCGCTTACTCTGACGCACAGGATAGGGCGCAGAACTATGCCAACCTATATCCGTCAATCATGTCTGCTCCTATTGGCGCTTATCAGGCTATTGATGATGTCGGTGCGGCGCGTAGAGCAATGACTCAAGAGACTATTAACCGTGATATGGCTCGTTATAACTACGAGGCACAGGCTCCGCAACGTGCATTGCAGGATTACATGGCAATGATTACTGGAGACTATGGCTCGACCAGTACCGGCTCTGGATTAACCACTCAGACTGGCGCTAACCAAACGTCTGGTATGGATAATATTTCTCAGGCAATCGGTATTGCGGGTAGTTTAGCAAGTCTTTTTGGTTCTGACATAAGGATTAAAGAGAACATTGTTCCTGAGGGTACTAAGTGGAAAGGTCTTAATGTCTACACATACAACTACATTGGTGACTCTACACCACGCAGAGGTGTAATGGCCCAAGAGGTTGAGGGCATTTACCCTGATGCCGTGGTTACTATCAATGGCATTAAGCACGTTCATTACGGAGGTATTTGATGCCATCACCATTTTTTAAGAGAAACCCTCAACTGTTTGCTAACAGGGGTGGCGTACCTTTTAATGCACAAGTAGCCTCAGAAGCGGCAATGGGTCTTGACCCATTTGGCGGGTATGGGCCAGTCCAATACAACATAACCCCCTCCATGACAACTGCTCAAAACAGGTATAAACAACTTCCTACAGTGCAAGACACTTATGGAAAAGAGCCATCTTGGTTGGATAAGTTTGATCCGCAGTCGTTAGAAGATTTGGCGGGATTAACACCTCCAGAAAGACAGCAGGGAAAAGTTCTCCCCGCATCTGGAATAAGAGGGGGTGGTAAGCAGGGCGGAAGAGGGATTCCACTATCCAAGGAATACGACCATACTTATGCCCCTAATCCCGGCTTGGCGCTTTTTGTGCCTCAAAAAGAAAAAAATAGATTTGCAGGAATGAGTTAATGGAACCTAAATATACAGCGCAAAATATATTGGCGGGTTGGGATGAACTGCAAGAGAGGAATAAGAAACGCCGC